AATTAATGTTTAATGAGATTCAACATTAACCTATTTTTTACTTATAGTATATTTATTTATTTCTGATGCTCTGAAACCCCTGTAAATACTGGGGTCTATGTTTGGGGTGGGTCACTTTGCGTATACGATCCGCGCAAAAGATCAGCTGTGTTGCTTGGCTTGGGTCCCTTTGGGTTTTGGGTCGAAAATCTGAGATTTTTTTGCTTGAGGGGGGTACCCCCCCTTATATTATTTAGGATCCCTATAGTTTGATATATATAATAACGTTTCACACAAATAATTTGCCCAAAAAAGAAAATGAACTTATAGTGACTCCTATGTCAAAATTGGGACATATACCAGTCGATGCGATGAAAGAGATGCTTTTATTGCAAAGCCGATTAGAGAACCTAGATAAACAGGACGAAGTACAGGATTCCTTCCTGGACTACATCAATTATATCTGGCCTGAGTTTATTCGTGGGAACCACCACAAAATCTTTGCCGATAAGTTAACCGAAATCGCCAAGGGTGATATCAAGCGTTTAATCGTCAACATGCCCCCTAGGCACACCAAGAGTGAGTTCGCCTCGGTGTACTTTCCCTCTTGGGTCATGGGACTCAAACCCAACATGAAAATCATGCAAACCACCCATACGTCCGAATTATCCATCCGTTTTGGCCGTAAGGTTAGGAATCTTATGGATACAGAGGAGTACAAGGCCATCTTTCCCAAAGTGACCCTCAGTGCCGATTCCAAGTCGGCAGGACGTTGGGAAACCAATAGAGGGGGCGAATACTTTGCGGCGGGGGTTGGAGGAGCCATTACGGGTCGGGGTGCCGACCTGCTGATCATTGATGATCCACACTCGGAACAAGATGCGTTATCACCTTCGGCCTTGGAATCCGCGTATGAATGGTACACTTCCGGCCCTCGTCAGAGGCTACAGCCTGGCGGTGCCATTGTGATCGTGATGACTCGATGGTCCACCATTGATTTAACGGCGCAGTTGCTGAAAAGACAAACGGAAAACCATGCGGATCAATGGCATGTGGTGGAATTGCCCGCTATTTTTGAGGACACAAACAATCCATTGTGGCCGGAGTATTGGAAGATTGAGGAATTGGAGTCTGTGAAGGCTTCGCTGCCGATTACCAAGTGGAACGCCCAGTATATGCAGAACCCCACCTCGGAAGAAGGGGCGATTATTAAACGAGATTGGTGGCAAGTTTGGGACAAGGACAAGATTCCGCCCGTGGAGTACATCATCCAGTCTTACGACACGGCTTTCAGTAAGTCCGAAACCGCCGATTACTCGGCGATTACGACTTGGGGCATATTCAGGCCCAGTGAGGACAGTGGCGATGCGATTATACTGCTCGATGCAAAGCGTGGGCGCTGGGATTTTCCAGAGCTCAAAGCAATTGCGAATGAGGAGTATAAGTATTGGGAACCGGAAATGGTGTTAGTTGAGTCCCAGGCGTCAGGGACGCCGTTGACCCACGAACTACGCAATATGGGGATACCGGTGGTCAACTACCGCCCGTCAAGGGGCAACGACAAGGTGACTCGTGTGCATGCGGTCAGCCCTGTGTTTGAGTCGGGCATGGTTTGGGCGCCGGATAAGAAGTTTGCCGAAGAAGTGATTGAGGAATGCGCTGCCTTTCCGTTTTCGGAATACGACGATTACGTCGATTCGATGACGCAAGCGATACTGAGATTTAGACAAGGCAACTTTGTTCGGCTATACTCGGATGAAGAGGATGAGGAATATGTGCCGCAACAGCACGTTTATTATTGATGAATAATATTTACAACGGAAAAAAGGATTTAATGAAAATTATTAAATTCAAGTATAGAATGAAGAACAACGTAATGAGTCCGCTGACCCAATATCGAAATTGGATCAGTGCACTTTTATTCAAATTAGCACAAGGGAAAAGTTATGGCGGACGTCGATAAACGAATATATCCGGCTCAAGAAGAGCCATTGGATATTGTTGATGACTCCAAAACAATTGAACTAGAGGATCCCACACTCGCCGAGTTGAGTGGAGAAGATGTCCCCATGATGCCCTTGGAAAATGGAAACTTACTTGTTGGGGCAGGAGAAATGCTGTCGCAAGAAGTGGAGTTTGGCGCTAACTTGGCCGAAGAACTGGACGATTCCGAACTACACGGTATATTTAACCAGTGCGTTGCCGATGTCGAAGCCGATATTAACTCTCGTTCTGAATGGGAGAAACAATATCGAGATGGCTTGGAATTTCTTGGCATGCGCTACGAAGAACGAAGTCAACCATTTGAAGGCGCATCCGGCATTACCCATCCCCTACTTGCCGAATCCGTCACACAATTCCAGGCACAAGCCTATGGCGAAATACTGCCCGCTCAAGGGCCGGTAAAGACCCAAATCGTTGGCGCCACAACTCCCGACTCCGAAGCACAAGCTGCTAGAGTCAAGGAGTACATGAATTACCAGATCATGCACGTCATGGAGGAATACGACCCTGAGACTGACATGATGTTGTTTTACCTGCCGTTGTCGGGTTCTGCGTTTCGTAAGGTTTATTACGACCAGAATCTAGGGCGTGCCGTATCGAAGTTTATTCCGTCTGAAAACCTTGTCGTGCCTTACGACACCAGTGATTTACAAACGGCTGTAAGGATCACCAACATTGTTTCAATGGCGATGAACGATGTGGTTAAGATGCAAAAAAGTGGGTTTTACCGCGATGTGCCATTGGAATCAATGGGCGCGCAGTATGACAACGAAGACATTCAAAGCGAAATCGACAAGCTTCAAGGCGTGTCGCCGTCTTACGATTCGAGCGCCGATTGTGAATTGTATGAGATTCACACCGACTTGGATTTAACAGGTTTTGAGGACATCGATGAGATGGGCGAGCCAACAGGGATTAAGTTGCCCTACATCGTTACGTTGTCTAAACGCAACAATGTCGTCCTTTCGATTCGCCGCAACTGGAATGAGACAGATCCGCTTCGCAAAAAGATACAATACTTTGTCCATTACAAGTTCCTCCCAGGACTTGGCTTTTATGGTTTTGGCTTGACGCACATGATTGGGGGGCTTTCACGGGCTTCCACTTCTATTTTGCGTCAGCTGATCGACGCAGGCACGCTCGCCAACTTGCCAGCCGGATTCAAGGCACGAGGTATTCGCATCCGGAACGACGATCAGCCCCTACAACCGGGTGAGTTTCGTGACATGGATGCCCCAGGGGGCAGTCTTCGAGACTCTTTTGTACCTCTTCCGTTTAAGGAGCCGTCGCAAACACTGCTTGCTTTGATGGGATTGATGGTCGATGCGGGCAAACGATTTGCCTCCATTGCCGATATTCAAGTGGGCGATTCCAACCAAGAGATGCCAGTGGGCACCACGGTTGCATTGTTGGAGCGTGGCACCAAGGTCATGTCTTCGATTCACAAGCGTTTGCACTATGCACAAAAGATAGAATTTAATTTACTGGCAAAAATATTTGCTCAGTTCTTGCCTGCGTCTTATCCATACATGACCAAAAATGGCGATCAGAACATCAAACAGGCCGACTTTGATGATCGAGTAGACATCATTCCGGTATCGGATCCAAACATCTTCTCGATGAGTCAACGGGTCATGATGGCGCAACAAATGTTGCAAATGGCACAGGCCAACCCTGAGATTCACGGTCAAGCGGGCATATACGAAGTGTATCGCCGAATGTATCAAGCGCTCAATGTGCAGAACATTGAGGCAATCTTGCCGCCTCCACCACAGCCCGAACCGGTGGACCCTGCTCGTGAGAACGCAGGTTTGTTGATGGGACAACCGGCAAAAGCATTCCCTGGTCAAGACCACGATGCACACATTGCTTCACACATGAGTCTTTACCAAACCGCCATCGTGCAACAGAATCCACAAGCATTGGCGGCCATTCAAGCGCATGTGTATGATCACATTGCACTCAAAGCAGAAGAGGTTGTACAACAACAAATGGCACAAGATCCACAAATGATGCAGATGCAACAACAAATGATGCAAATGCCACCGGAACAACAACAACAAATGCAACAGCAAATGATGATGCAACAACAAGCACAAGTGGCACAAGTGATTGCGGAGTTGACTCAACAAATCAATCAACAGTTTGCGCCGCCTCCGCCTCAAGAAGATCCGTTGGTGGAGCTCAGACGCCAAGAACTCGACATCAAAGCCGGTGATTTACAGCGAAAACAACAAGAGTTTGGAGAAAAGCAAGATTTGGATATAATGAAATTAAGTCAACAAGATGATTTAGCGAGAGAACGCATTGAGACAAGCGAAGACATTGCCGTGATGAAAAACGAAGTGGCAAAGGATCGGCTGGATCAAGCAGAGCGTTTTAAAGCAGCAGATTTACAACAGGAGAGAGATCAATGAGTTCAGTAATGAAGGCGATGCAAGCCGCACACAAAGAACAAATGAAAAAAGAAGTGGCTATGCAAGAAGAGAAACTAGCCGAACACATGGCAGAAAGAGCTTGGCGTGGAGATCCCAAAAGAAAAGAACAAGTTTTGGGTGAACCGAAAAAAGTAGAAGAAAAGCCAAAGACCGAAGCCAAAAAGAAAGCAGCACCCAAGAAAAAACCAGCGGCTAAAAAGAAAGCAGCACCTAAGAAGAAAGCAGCGAAGAAAAAAAGTGCCGCTAAAAAAGGGTAGCGCAAAGAAAACAGTTTCTGCTAACATAAAGAAACTGAGGAAAGAGGGTTACAAGAAGAAACAATCAATTGCCATTGCTTTAAGCAAGGCAGGAAAGTCTAAAAAGAAGAGGAAGACCAATGCAAAGACCAAGAAAGTTTAGAGGCGCAATGCCAAAAGACCCAGTCGCCGCAAGTAAATCAATGAAGGTAAAAGATCAAGGGACTGTGCCAATGGCGCAACCCAAGAAGGTAGCCAACGGCGGACCACCCAAGCCAGGCGCAGACGCAGGCAAAGTAAAGGGTGCTGGTGCAGCGATTCGAGGCACTAATTTCGCAGGGAGATTCTAATGCCTGGAACTAAAATGCCTAAATCGCCCATGCTCATGATGAATCCTGATATGCCTGTTATGCGATTTGCTGAAGGCGATGCAGTGGTTTCTGAAGAAGAAAAGAAACGATTCAGAGACTTTCAACCTGAAGGCATGCTCAAAGGCACTATTTTTGATTATGTTCCTGACAAAACACAAACCATGTCGTTTATGATGGATCGAATGGGAATGGGTCAACCAGAGCCCGTTCAAGAAGAAAATAGTTTTGACATGCTTAAAATGTTTATGGAATTGACACCCGAAGAAAAAATGATGGTGGCAGGTCCGAACTTTAACGAAATGACAGAAGATGAAATCGGTATGGCTATGTATAATTTTATTTCTGAAGGCAGAGGATTGAGTGGTGGCCGAGAAGTCGATTACATGGATCCCGACAAACAAGGATTAGCTAACGGCGGGATTGTCTCGCTGATGGGGGGTTAATAATGTCTAGTATGTTTTATCGACCACCTCCACCAAGGAACCCTTTTCAAGGAATGTTCTCAAGTTATAGTCCGGTTAGACCCCAAATGAACCCATTTGGTTCCATGATGGGTTTTGGTATGGGACCCAATTTATTCTCAGGCGGAATGCCTTTTTACTCACCCCCACCCAGAATGCCAATGTTTGGCGGAGGGATGGGCGGATTCGGCGGATTCGGCGGCGGCATGGGCAGAAGTTTTAATCCGTTCGGTGGCCAGTTTGGTGGAATGGGCGGAGGTTTTAATCCGTTTATGATGTCACCCCCTCCAATGCAAAGATTTCCTCGTTATGATTCTTTGATTCCTATGCAAAGCCAAATGCCATCTCAGCGTCCTAAAATGACTTCAATTGAACAAAGCCCACCTAGTGTTGAGCGAACGACTGGTTTACCAGAAGGTTATTCTTTTAATATGCCGACAGATGGTGGTATGTATAGTAGCGTTATGCCAGATATAGGTATGAGGTATGCTTATGGTCCACAAGGAGATAGGATACAAGTGCCTAGAACATCTTCTGTAGATCCAAGACGAGATCCTATTCCTGATCCAATAACAGGAGACAGATATCCTAATGTTGATCCAATAGTTGGTCAACCAAGAACAGATATAGAACAGTTGCCAACGCCGATGCCAGATACTGGAGCAGATTTTAAATCATTTGATCCTTCAGGTCTTCAATCTAGGTTAAATGCATTAGAAAACAGACAAATGCCAACATTTACACCATTTGACCCAAGCGGATTACAAAGTCAAATAAGCGCTTTACAAAATAGACAAATGCCAGCATTTACACCATTTGATCCAAGCGGTTTACAAAGTCAAATAGATGCGTTACAAAATAGGCAAATGCCATCTGACTTAACAGGCGCAGCAGGCGCAGCAGGTGCTATGGGTGCAACAGGTGCTATGGGTGCAACAGGTGCTATGGGTGCCCAAGGAGAAAGAGGACTTCAAGGGATTCAAGGTTTGCAGGGACTGAGAGGCGAAGCAGGTCTAGGAATGCCAACAGAGGCTGATTATGAAGGCTTGATTTCTGCTGAAGAGATAATGAGACTTAATTCATTACCAGAAATAACACCCGAACAACTACAAATGGCAGACATAGACAAAGACGGTGAACTTACTGTCAAAGATGTAGTATACAGAGGACAAATGGACATAGGCCTGAGAGATCCAAGAACCGGTCAATCAATGAATCCGTTCTTGACTCAATATCAGCGTAAATCTGACATGCCTGATTTTTCTCAATACGCATTAAGGTCTGAAATGCCAGCATTTACACCGTTTGATCCATCTGGATTACAATCTAGACTAGATGCTTTAGAAAATAGACAAATGCCATCTTATACGCCATTTGACCCTACAGGTCTTCAGTCCAGATTAGGAGATTTAGAAGGAAGAAAAATGTTTGATCCAAGCGGTTTACAAAGTCAAATAGATGCGTTACAAAATAGACAAATGCCAATGTTTGATCCAAGCGGATTGCAGTCAAGATTAAACGCTTTAGAAGGAAGGGTTCAAAAAACTGGGAATCTTAATATGACAGACATTGAAGCATTGATTGAACAACGACTGTCTGATTCTTTGAGAAATATGAATTTTGGAAATCAAGGCGAATATGACAATAGACCTGAAGGGTTTGATCCATATAATCCCATTTATCGTCCGTTAAATAGAAACAATACTTACATAGGCCAATTCGGTCCAGGCGATATTTAAAAAAGAGTGGACGGCTTACGATTAGCAGAGTATATTCTAAAAGAATTGCGAAACAGACAAGACCAGATTTCTGATCATCTGTCTAGCGGTTCAATAAAAACGATGGAAGATTATCGTTTTCTTATTGGAGAGTTGACGGCACTTCGCTCCTTTGAGGATGATGTAAAAGAAGTGTTGCAAAAAACAACTGGAGACAGTTTTGATGAGTGACTTAGCAGTCCCCCAACACATAGAAGCCGAACGCAAGGCTCAAAAAGAAGCGCAGAAAATAGAGGAAAGCAAAACAAACGGTGAAGCATCTATTCAAGATGCCTACATCGAACCTCAAGAAAGAGTCCTTGACCCCTCCCTTATTGACAGCTCACTACTAGAACGAATGCCCGATCCAACGGGTTGGCGTTTATTGGTGTTGCCATACAAAGGAAAAGGCGTCACAGAAGGAGGCATTGTTTTACCCGATACGCTTGTAGATAGAGAAGCTTTAGCAACCGTGGTGGCTTATGTGTTAAAAGTCGGTCCGTTGGCATACAAAGACTCTAACAAATTTGGCGGAGAACCTTGGTGCACATTAAAGGACTGGGTTTTGATTGGCCGATATGCAGGCGCTCGATTCAGACTAGACGATGGCGGAGAAGTTAGAATCATTAACGACGACGAAGTCATTGGAACTATTTTAGATCCTGACGATATCCAGAGCTTATAATCGGAGCAAGACATGGCAGAACAATTACCAGAAATTACTGATGAAAAAATTGAAAAGGCTGCATTGCCAAAAGGCAAGAGAGCCAATGAAGAAGTATCAGAAGAATCAACCTTTATTGAACTCGAAGGAAAAGACTTAGAAGGGCTTTCGTCCATAGAAGAAGAAACGGTTCAAGAAGATTTTAAAACAAGTCCTCATGTTGAAAAGCAAGCAGAGAACATAGAAAACGAAGCTGAAAAAAGAGCTAAGTTGGCACAAAACAGAATTGATAAAGCCGTTAAACAGGCCAAAGATTATCAACGCCGAGAACTTCAGGCGCTTCAATATGCCAAACAAATTGCTGAAGAAAACAAAAAACTTAAAAATGAACAAGCACAAATATCTCAAAGTTATGGTGCTGAATTTGGCGCAAGAGTTGAATCTCAACTAGAAGCTTCTAAAATTGCTTTGCAAAAAGCAATGGAGGAAGGCGAAGCTGAAAAGATAGCAGAGGCTCAATC